ACTAAAGTCAAGAATAGTAGTAATCCTATGGATCTATGGACTTTTAATATACATATTAAAGTTCCTAAGTCCAGTAAAGAATTTACTAAGATTAATCTAGGATCATCTGTTGACATATTTACTTTAACTAAAATCGTAAATCAACTTATGGATAAGCACTTCAAGCATAATGATAGTTATATGAAAATGCTTGACACACCTATAGAGGATTATATCCCTGATCACATTATTAATAACTCAGATGATGTTCCCTCTCCAGAAGTTGAAACTGTACATATCGGTGAAGAAGAACCCCTTCTTTCACAATCAGATTTTAAGTTTAGTTTTAATGTCACTGATTCCATTTTTTACGTTGTTTCCTTTTCTTTTCTTATAGAATTAATTGGTCTCATGTATAAAATGTGCATTCATATCTTCCGTTTTACTTTCATAGGAGCACTTCGTTCATTCATATGTGCTACTTTAGAATGTTGGGCTTGGAATATATACAAATGGAGGTTGCGAAATAAGTATAAAAAAGAGCTTGTTATTCTTACATCTGTTTGTGTTGCAGCACCTTTTGTTATTGGAGCTGCTAGTCTTTGTTTGAGTGGAGCTAAATTTCTTGAAAGTCAAAGTGACTTTGTCAAGTCATCCGGAAATTATACTGAAGATAATTATAAGTCAAAATTATCAGAAGTTGAGAAGAAGTCTAAAGCTGGTTTTCCCCGGCCTAAAACAAAATTAGATACTGACAAAGATTATGATGAAATCAAAACTTTTATTCCTAGGTATATCTCAGATAAGAGGAACTATAATGAACCTATTTAGGTTTTCAATAGTATTAAGAAAAACAGAAGATACGCTGTAATTTGGGACAGTTCAGGCAATACCACAAGTACTGTTCTCTTAGGAATATTTGGTGATTGGGCTTTAGTTAATTATCATGCTCTTGTCAAAGGTATCAAAATAGAGGTGTCCATTGATAAAAATATGGCTACTTCTAGTTTTGATATGCTTATAACTGACAATGATTATATCAAGTTACCAAATGACGTTGCGCTCATTAAATTGAGGAGATGTACTTTTAGAGATATTAGATTTGCTTTTTGTACTGATTTACTTAAATCAAATGTAGATTTTGAAATGATCAATTGGAACACTGGTGAACTAAACAATACTCTTATCAGAAGTACTCAAGGTAAGATGGTTGGATCGAAAGGTAATAAACCACATAAATTTTTTCTACCAACTTATCTTAAATATCCAGGTGTTTTCGTTGGTGGTGAGTGTGGTAATCCCGTCATTGCTAAAGTTAATAATCAAGTTTTTCTAGTTGGTATTCATACAGCTGGAGACGAAGCTTATGGTTATGCCACTACTTTTTCCAGTGACTTACTTAAAAATATACCAGTTGAAGCTGGCTTTAATATTTATAGTGAGGGACCCATTCGTATGCCTCAAAGTCAATCTCTAGGTCCTATTTCGCCTGGTTCACCCTTTTATTATGAAGGGACTTTTGGTCTTAAGGTTATGGGAGGTCTTACGCCTCTTAAAGTTGTTAAGCCTAGATCAAGAATGAAGCTAACGAAAATAGTCAGAGACATAGAGTATCTTTTTGGAGTTTCTCCATATGCTTATGATAAAGTTCTTAAATATGATATACCTAAAATGGGTCGCAAATCCATTGAAGGAACTCATGGTCCATACAATGTTTGGATTAGGAAAATTACTAAAGAGAAAAAGTGTCTTCCTTTGGATACTTGTAAAGCTGTAAGTTCTCTTCTTTTGAAATATTTTCAAGATAATTTACCTGATGAGGAACTATATCCCTTAAATTTGACTATAGCACAAAATGGTTATCCTTTCAATTTTTATATCAGATCCATGAAAAATTCTACTTCTGGAGGGTACTCCTTTCCAGGAAAAAAGAGAAATTATTTGATAGAATCGCCCCAAGATTTTAAGAATGATGCAGTTGAACCTACTTTTCCAATAATAGAACAAGTTTTGGAAATCATAGATAGCTATGAGAATGGAGAATCAGCTATGAATATTCTAGGAGCCCAACTTAAAGATGAACCTCGTCCAAGAACTAAAGTTGATAAAGGGAGTACTAGAGTTTTTGCTATGTCTGGTTATCCAGAATCATTAGTCAATAGAATGTATCTTTTGCCTTTCTATACTTATATGATGTCTCATGGAGATGTTTTTAGAACCGCAATAGGTACTAATATGCATAGCATTGGAGCTCATGAAATGAGAACTAAAATGTGGCAATTTTCTAATAATTTTTTTGGAGGTGATTATGGAGGTTATGATACTTCTATGCCCATTGATGTTGGTTACGAGTGTAATGATATTATATGTAAGTTCCTTGTTTCTAGAGGATATAATGAATATTCTATGAAAATTGTTAGAGGTATACTTACTGATAATCTCTTTCCTTTACTTATGGTTGATGGAGCATTAGTTCAGATTCCTGGTTTTCAACCTTCAGGAAAGTATGCAACTGCAGAAGACAATTCTTTAAGAGGTTTATATCTTTTATTTTATAGTTTTTGTGTTATGTGTACTCCTATCGGGAGTGGTGATCCTTTCAACACTACGGTTGATTTTGAACCCCTCGATTTCTTCTCTCTTACATATATTTTAATATATGGAGATGATAATATAGGTCCTGTTGCAGAATTGCTTAAAAAACATTTTAACAACTTAACTTATAAAAATTTCTGTGAAAAAGTGTATGGGATGGATTTCACACTTCCTACTAAAGGTGAGATTTCAGAACCTTTCCTTGAGGAAGGTGAAGTATCT